TCATTATATAATTCTTTACCGTGTTTATCTACATATTGAAATAATAAAAGAGTATTGCCTTTTAATGACAATACCAAATTTTTTATAAATTTATTTCTTCCGGCGTGTTTGACTATAAAATCTATTTCTGTTTTATAGTCATTTCCTATATTTTGTTTTTTAATTTCATCTGAATACTTTAACATAAGAATTTTTATTTTAAGTTCGGCCAAATGTTTCTTTTCAATTAGATCTACTGTAGAAGCAACTCTTTTAACTTTACCAAATAATCCTTCTAAAACTAGTTTATTTGTTTCTGTACCATCTAGAGTTCCAGTAAATCCAAATCTATATTTGCAATTAGTAAGTTTTTCCATAATAGAAGAAAGTGATTTAGCTTTAAATAAGTGGCATTCATCACCTATTACTACATCAAATTTGCTAAAATATTCTTTGGGAAGTTTATATATAGATTGCCAAGTAGAAATTAAAATTTTATTGTCAGTATTTTTATCTACTCCAGATGTGATTTTATGAATATTATCTACATCATCAAATCCATAATCAGCAAAATCTCCAGCCAATTGATGTACAAGAGAAATAGTTGGAACTATAATAAGTGTACGAGCATTATAATATCTAGTTAACAAATAAATTATTAATGATTTGCCAGAAGCAGTTGGTGATAATAATAATGCTCTATTTTTTCGAATACCATGAGTCATGGCTGCAATTTGATAATCTCTTGGAGAAAATGGAATTCCAAGAGTCTTTGCAAAATTTTCTGCTTCTATTAAAGAATATTCATTATCATTAAAATCAGATAATAATTCTATTTTATAATTTCTATTATTAGCAAATTCTATAACATTATCAAGCAATCCAGCATAAAGCAATTTTGACATAACATTATACAATCGAATTTTCCCATCCCACACTTTATTTTTAACTAGTGGATGAAATTTCGCATTTGGTACCATAAATGTAAAATAGTCCGATAACTCCATAGCTTCGGACGCATCACATTCAATTTTTATGTATGTCTCATTTACTTTAGAGATTCTTAATATATTTTCCATTATGCTCCATTTGTAAATCTTTGCCAATCAATATAGTTCTTAACAATATATCCTCTTTCGCTAATATTTTTAATAATAGACTCCAATAAAGATATCTTTTCTTTTTGATAGGCAATTTTAAGGGTAAGATCAATAATATCAGAATCTGCTTCAATATGCATTGGAATATCTGATTTTAAAATATTTCTAGGATTAGGCAACCATCCTTTATCTGCAAGAGTTTCTTTATCTAGAGTACCCATAAAATAATCATATTTAAGTAAATATATACGCTTATAATCAGCTTCTAACTTGCGTAAAGCTAGTCTTTCCTTTGAAAATATCTGATAGTATTTATGATGGAGTTTTGGAATATTAATGGCTGCTTTATCAATTGCTAATGTATCAATTGTTGAATCTTCAGCCCATAGTTCAAATATATCATCTAGCTTCATTCTGCAATATCCATATACTATATAGTATTATCAAACGTTATACTCATTATAACGCACAAAATATAATTTGTACACTACTATTTTCTATTCAACATAAGAATATACGTATTCGCGATATTTAAATTCTGCTGTAGCCGTAATATAGTTAACATCCACTTCAGTAGAATCAAATTTAAAACCAGAAAGATTTACTGGAATTACATCAAAAAATGTTACTTTTATATTAGGATTCATTGTTCCATTTAAAATAATAAGATCTGCATCTACTTGAACACCGTATCCATTTGAGTTTTCACTTAAAGCTGCATATTGATCAAAAGATTCAGGTTTACCAATTCCAATTATCCAATTATAAATTTCAAAATATCCTGCCATATTTTCATCTAATTTAAAAGTTACTGAAAAATGATCCCATGTAGTATGATCACCAGGAACTACAATTTTATTAAATGGTGTCTGTATATCATCTGTTTGATTGAGAGTTAATGCAGGAAAATCAAAACTTTGAACATAATAATCAAAATTTGGTAATTTTGTAATTTGAAATTTAAAGCCAAGCGGACTAAGAAAATTTATATCTGTTGGTTGAAAAGACATTTTTATCTCCATATCATATTTTGTATTTATAGGGTTTACATTAATTATGATAGATGGTATATTCTATTATGAACTGCCTGATAAATATTTAGCAACAAGGAGAAGTGATATGACGAGTGTTAAACAATATTCTCTACCCACTTATCGTCAAGGCCACGCAAATGTTAAACGCGTGCGTGATGAACTTATTCGGCGATATCGTTTAGGTGATCATTTGGATACAGAAGAATTAGATTGGTTGGATTGGGCAGAAATTTCTCTTGATCGACCTATTAAAACTCGGTAAAATATATATCCCGATAGTTTAATGGATAAAACCGAAGTCTTCTAAACTTCTAATGAAAGTTCGATTCTTTCTCGGGATGCCATTTTATAAATATCGTAAAAGGAATTTATGATGCAATTTTTTACAGAGTTTTTAATTGAAGAAGAAAATTCTCTCCATGCATTTGATATGGATGAGACGCTTTTTTCTCATGATCCAACTAAATTACAAATTCATGTAAATGATGCTCAAGGAAATAGAGTTCAATCTTTAACAAATCAAGAATTCAATAGTTATAAACTTCCTACAAATCATAGTTATGATTTTTCTGATTTTGAATCTTCTTCTAAATTATATCAAACGGCAAAACCTATTCGTAAAATGATAGCTAAAATGAAAGCTATACATAATAAAGGTGGTAAAACTGAAATCGTAACGGCTAGATCAGATTTTGATGATCAGCCAAAATTTAAAGAATTTATGAATAAATATGGTGTAGATATTAATAAAATTCATGTTCGCAGAGCTGGAAATCTTCAAGGTCGAGCTCCAGAAAATAAGAAACGGGTTATTTCTAATCTTATTAAACAATATGGATATAAAATAGTGCATTTATATGATGATTCAAAAGAAAATCTTTCACATTTCTTGTTATTAAAACAAGATCATCCTAATGTCAATTTTCATGCTCATCACGTAAATCATAACGAGCACACTGGAAATACAACCATAACTACAACGAGGGTATAATGAAACAGAAAAAGCTTCTAAAAGAATTATATAAAGCCTGCATTGCAAATAATGTTGAACGCATTGCTGAATTGAGAAAAATTGAATTTAAAAAAATTTTTAAAAGAAAAGCAAAAGGCAAAAAGTTTGGTCCTAAATGGACCAATGTAAGGATCTAAAATGATATATGTAAAATGTGAAGAATGCAATGAAAATTATGAAAGTTTATTTCAATCTGATGAACAAAACTTTTCAATGCTAGCTATGGAATGCGCAGCAGAATATCAAAAGTCTACAAATAGAGTATTTGGCCATTATGGATCTAAAATTATAGATCTTCAGGTTTGGAAATTTACTAAAGAAGTAGATTATCCAAATAACGCAATATTGTGTGATAAATGTTTACAAAATTTTATAAATGATAATAGTTTAGTATATGTTAAAGATTATAACTTAAATTAAAGCCATATTAGCTCAGCAGGTAGTAGCGGATGGTTGTTAACCATCAGGTCATAGGTTCGAGCCCTACTTGTCCAACCACACTTTAACTTTTATATTATGGAGATAAGATGATTTACGTTAACCTCCCATCAGTAGTTCCTTCAGTTACATTTAAGACTCGAGTGCGTGATGAAAGCATTGATGGTCCAAACCCATATCGTTGGGAAGACAAGACCAGCTTTGATTACTTCGGTGGCAAGCGAGTTATTCTATTCGCACTGCCAGGAGCATTTACACCTACTTGCTCTGCTTACCAACTACCCGGTTTTGAGAGTATGCATTTTGATTTTGGCAAGTACGGCATTGACGAAATTTATTGTTTGTCAGTAAATGATGCCTTCGTTATGAATGCATGGGCTAAGTCACAAAATATTGAACGTGTAAAGATGATTCCGGATGGCTCTGGACATTTTACTGAAGGTATGAACATGCTGGTCGATAAGGATAACCTTGGCTTTGGTGTGCGGTCTTGGCGCTATGCTGCTATAATTAATAACGGCAAGATTGAGAAGTGGTTCATTGAGCCTAATCGTGGTGACAATGTTACCAGCGATCCCTATAGTGTATCATCACCCGAGAGCGTTATGGAGTGGCTAAAGCATGGAACTGATGCTGCATAGAATCAATATGGCAATGCAGGCTAATGATAGAGCTTGCTGTGACTGAGGAAAAGTTTACTAGCAAAGTGTCATAAATAAACTCAGGAAGCAGCATTAAAATTAGCCCCTTTAGTTAAATGGTATAACAACTGTTTTGTAATCAGTAGTCAGTGGTTCGATTCCATTAAGGGGCACCATTTTTTAATTAGGAAAATATAATGGATGATGAAACACTAAAACTTAAAGTTGATTATTTTAGCAATCAATTAGATAATATTATTATGAAATGTGAAAGTATTGATGAATTAACCATACTTGCTACTATCATGATGGCATATGCACGTAAAGGTTTAGGAATTACTATTGGTAATCAAGATCTTGCAGATGCTTGTATGTTTGATTATTTGGATGCTTTAGCACCAACAACACCAAAAGCTATAGTTTAATGAAAAATTTTAAAGACTTTAATGAAAATTCTGAAAAATACGAATCTATTAGCATTGAAGTTTTAGGTATTGATAACATTTGGCGGCGAGTAGAAGGTGGCATTACAAATAATGCTCAATACATTGCAAGAGCCTTAAATAATACTAAGAAGAGATATCCTAATAATCGTATAAGAGCTGTTGGACAAATTACCGGCAGATTTTATGATATGGTACCATAATAAGCGGATGTAGCTCAGTGGTAGAGCACTGTCCTTCCAAGTCAGGTGTCCTCGGTTCGAATCCGAGTATCCGCTCCAATTTTAATATGAAAGGAATATGATATGGCAGTAAAAACTCGTAGTAAATATACTTCAAAAGGAATTCATTCTTCAGTTTCTCATGGAGTACTTCAAGCAGTACGCGCTGATAGAACTTATTTAGAAAAGCTTGCATTTATTTCAACAGCATGGAAACAATTCAAGAACCCATGGATTACTATTGAAAATCCAAATAAATCGGAAACAAATCGCCGATTTATTCGAGTACGTACAAATTCAATTTGGGGCAATCCTAAGTATAAAAAAGAAGAAGCTAGTGAATGACCAATTCTGCTAATACCGAAGCACAATCTAGACATTTGGTCAATGATACTATGGAAATTTCTGTTTGGTATCCAGGCCATGAACCAAGAACTTCTTCTTCTAAATTTAGAAATACAGTTAAAAAGCTAATTAAAGAAGAAGATACTCCATGTTGGATATGTGGTTCTAAAGAAAATAGAGAAGTTCATCATTTCTATATCGAATGGGCATATGCAAATGCTATCGATTGGAATAAGGTCAAAGTAGATCATCCTTTATTTGATTGGGCTTCTTTTAAAGAATCTGAAGATTTTATTGATAGTCCATATAATATGAAAGTACTTTGTATGGTACATCATAGAGGTAAAAATCACGGAATTCATAGAGTTCCATATCCAATTTGGCAAGTACAAAAATATATTAGAGACGATTTTAAAATGTTTAGTCATGTGCATCATGATAATCCGGATGCTGGTGAAATTATTGATCTAATTTTGCTCTATGGCGATTGACATTAATTCATAATATGATATTATAATCTTCTAATATGGAGATTGAATATGGGATTGATGCCAGTATATTATTCGAATACAAACACGCGTACGCGTAAAACAAAAAAGAAATCTTCTAGTCTTATTGCTGCTGAAAAAGATCTGGAGAGGACTCTTAAAAAAATGCGCTATATGCCATCTAAAACTAAAACATCCTCTCCAGCTCTATCTAATAGCTATGGCCCATATTCTGGACCTATCGATAGATATGTGCCAAAGACATCTGATATTATTCCTGGTGGAGTAGCTAAAAAATCTGAACCAATGGTTTATTCGGGTGAAACCCAACTCATTGGAATTGCTACTATGCATAAAAGTAATATGGTACCTATTTTTGCAAATAATAAAGAAAAAGCAAAAGAAATTGCTAGTATGAGGCGCTAATATAAATACACATGAAAGATCGATTCTTTCATATGACTCGATAAAAGCTTCAATGCCAATAGATGGTTAGAAAGCGACAAGCATTATACTTGTCATTAACTAAAACCCTAGCAATTTTGCATCTCTACATCGAGAGAGATGGTCGATAAAGATCTTCAATAAGATCGGCCGTTAAGACATCGTTTGTATCAAAATTGCGTGCTAAGAGGACTATTATGTCAAATAAAATCTTATCATTATTAATGATAGTATTGCCGCTAACTGTACTTTTTATTGCATTTAATGCAAAAGCTGAAGATACTTCATCTATTAATAATGATAAACAACAAATTAAATGTATGGCTGATAGCACATATTTTGAAGCCGGAAATCAACCATTAACTAGTCAAATTGCAATTAGTAATGTAATTATAAATAGAACTAAGAATGGTGATGCTTTTGCCAAAACTCCTTGTGGAGTAGTCTATCAAAAAACACGAAAAGTTTGTCAATTTTCTTGGGTTTGTGCTAAAAAGCATTCACACATAGATGCCACAAACTATCAAAAAGCATATTATGTAGCAGAAATGGTTTATAATCATATTACAGATGATTTAACCAATGGCGCACTATTCTTTCACGATATTCATGAACATCCAAAGTGGAAGGGCATGACTAAAACTGCAAAATTAGGACAATTTATTTTTTATAAATTGAAATAAATATTTTTGGGCGGGCATCTGGTGGTGGCAAGGGTCTTATAATCCCTTTGGTCGGCAGATAACCGATTTGCTGAGAGTTCGATCCTCTCCCTGCCTACCAATCTTCAAATATGAAGGAGAAATAATGTATAAAATTTACACGAAAACAAATTGCACATATTGTACCGCAGCAAAAAATATGTTAAATGCTAAAGGTATTCCATTTGTTGAATTTAATATTGAAAATAATGAACATTATAAAGAAACACTATTGACAGAAGTACCACACGCAAAAACAGTACCTCAAATTTTTGAAAATGATCAATATATCGGTGGATATCTTGAACTAGTTGAAAGAATGAAGCATTATGACACTTCCAACATGCTATATGAATGATTTAGTTTCTAATGTATGCCATGTAAAATTTACAAAAAAAGATGGAACTATTAGAGAAATGCTTATTACTTTACAAGAAAGTATTATTCCACCTAGTATAGAATCTGAAAATCCTCGTAAATCAAATCCAGATGTAGTTTCAGTATGGTCAATTGAAGATAAAGGTTGGCGATCTTTTCGAAAAGATAGTGTAATTGAATTTTTAAAGGTTTCATAATGTCTGTTGAATTAAAAGGAATTGATAGGTGGAAAGCTATTATTGCTAAATGGATTGTTGTCAATATTGCATGTAGAATTAGTCCATTAGCAGTATTATCTCTCTGTATTGAAGTATCAAAAGATTATCAAGAACGATATATTGAAAGTATTGAAGAGAAAGAACTTGAACATGAGTAATTTAGACTTAATTGAAAGAAATGAACTTAATATGAATTCTAAGGGAGGAACTGAACTCCTACAAGAAAGACTATATGATGGCTCAGTGCCTCGTGAACTTCTAGAACAATTTCAAATTGTTTTTTCTAGAGTCAGAGAATTAGACGCTAATAAGAAAAAGATTTTTTATGCTCATGATCTTCCTGAAGATCCAGAATCTTCACGTTTAAGTGATCCTATGTTTCGAAAGAAGTTTGAAAAGTTTGTATTTGTCAGTAATTGGCAAATGGAACAATACGCAGAAAAGCGTGGTGTAGAATATAGTAGATCTATGGTTATTAAAAATTCTATTAATCCAATTGATACTTCTAATCGTACTAAGAGTGATAAAATTCGATTAATTTATCACTCGACTCCACATCGTGGTCTTAATATTCTAATTCCAATCTATCTAAAGCTTTTAGAAACTAATCCTGATATTGAATTAGATGTATATTCATCATTCAAGCTATATGGATGGGAAGATCGTGATAATCAATATGAAGATCTTTTTGAGATTTGTAGAAATCATCCAAACATTAAATATCATGGTACTGCCACTAATGAAGAAGTTCGTCAAGCACTATTAAATGCAGATATTTTTGCGTATCCTAGTATTTGGAAAGAAACTTCTTGTCTATGTCTAATTGAAGCTATGTCAGCCGGTCTGTTATGTATTCATCCTAATCTAGCCGCATTACCAGAAACTGGTATGGGTCTAACTTGGATGTATCAATGGAGTGAAGATATCAATATTCATGCAAATAGTTTTTATCAAGTTCTAAATCAAGGTATTGAAGTTATGCGAAATCAAAGGGAAGCGATTGAAGCAGATCTTCATTTACAAAAAATTCAAGTAGATAGAGTACACAGTTGGAAAAATAAATCATTCGAATGGACTGCTCTATTAAATTCACTAACAAAGTAAGGAGATAGAATGCAAAATACGGTTCCATCTAGTGATGCAAGTGTTGAATCTAATATAATTCAATTTCCCATTAATAATAAAAATTTTTTAAATTCTGCATCATTAGAAGAACTTATGGAGCAAGCTACTCAAAATAGAATCGACTTTGTGGATTTTGTTGTTGGCGATGTTATGGAAGAGCTTTTCTATAAACTTAATATGATTGGTTTCCATTTTGATGATGACATTTACACAAAAGATGCTGTTTTTGTATCAGAAGCTCTTAAGTCTCTTATGTTAAAAACTATGGGTATAGACCACGGCATGCAAATTGCTGCAGAAAAACTTATCGATTTTAAGTCAGATTCTGAAAATATTGATTGACATTTATTGCATAATGTATATAATTAGATTATGAAACAAATTGAGGTATTATTGTGATAATTGTTGATTTTTCTCAGATTATGATTTCTACGCTGATGTCTCAGATTGGTAATCATAAAAATATTAAGATTGAAGAAGATATTGTAAGGCATATGGTCCTAAATGCTATTAGGTCTCATAAAGTACGTTTTGGAAAAGATTATGGTGAAGTCATCATTGCTTGTGATGATAAACACTATTGGCGTAAAGAAATTTATCCATATTATAAAGCCAATCGTAAAAAAGATCGAGATACCTCCGAGCTTGATTGGAATGCTCTTTTTGAAATCCTGAATAAGATTCGTCAGGAAATGAAAGATCATATGCCTTATAAGGTAATTCAAGTTGAGCATGCTGAAGCAGATGATATTATTGCTACTCTAGTTAAGGAATATGCTTATCTAGAAAAAATCCTAATCCTTTCAGGAGATAAAGATTTTGCTCAACTTCAAAAATATCCAAATGTTAAGCAATATAGCCCAACTCTCAAGAAGTTTATTTCTTGTGATAATCCTGATCTATTTCTAAAAGAACATATTATTCGAGGAGATTCTGGAGACGGTATTCCAAATTTCTTATCGCCAGATAATGCCTTTGTAATGGGCATTAGACAAACTCCTATTACATCAAAAAAACTAGAAACCTGGATTCTACAAGAACCAGAAAAGTTTTGTGATGAAAATATGCTTAGAAATTATAAGCGCAATCAGCAATTGATTGATCTAGAATATATTCCTGATAATATTTCTAATCAAATTTTAGAGCAATATGCTGATCAAAAGAAAGATCGCAGTAAATTGTTTAATTATTTTGTTTCGTATAAACTCAAGAATTTGATGGAGTGCATCAATGACTTCTAATGATCAACGTCGTGCAGCCGCTCTATGGCATATGATATATCCACAAACTAATTTTTATAGCACTCATAGTGATACTCAACGCAAATGGATTAGATTCGCAAAAGAATCAAAAAAATATTTTTTAAAGGAAATTGGAGAAGAACATGCAGCTAGGTATTTCTGAAATTTTTGATAAGATTGATGCACAAGAAGATAGGGCCATTAGACAAAATATGCTGGCTGGATGCTCTCAAAATCAAGGTGTTATGTCCATTTTGAAGTTAGCATATGATCCTAATATCGTATTCAATCTTCCTGCAGGCACTCCTCCATATAAGCCTTGCCAATATGGAGATCAACAATCAATGCTATATCAAAGCCTTAGAAAGATGTATCTCTTTATTGGTGAAGGAAATCCTAATATTAATCAACTAAAACGAGAAACACTTTTTATAAATATGATTGAGGCTCTTGATCCTGCCGATGCAAAACTTATTCTATCAGTAAAAGATAAAAAGTTGCCATATACAAATATCGATGAGGATCTAGTACGAGATACTTTTCCAGAATTGCTTCCACCAAAAGTAGTAGTTGAAAAGCAAGAAATTGAGGCTTCTCAAAAGAAACTAATTGTAAAACCTACACCAAATACTTCTCAAAAGAAGCCAATTGTAAAAACTTCATTAAACACACAAAAAACTAAAACACCAGCTTAAAGGATAGGACTAACACAGAAATGAGCAAGAGTAAGAAAGCAAATAAGTATTATGATGATTATAATGAAGATGATTATGATTCTTATAGTTATGAAGAATATAGAGAACGAAAGAAAAATAAAAGGCTCACTTCTGCGTTAAAAAAGAAAAATGTTGATGACATCATTCGCCTATCAGATGAAGATTATGAAGATTATGAATAATAAGGATTAAATTTATGTCATATTGGGGATATCATTTGCTCTTAGATTGTAGTGGTTGTGATAAGAATACCATTACTGATCGAGGTATTTTAGAACTTTGGGTTAAAACTTTGGTTAAGCGTATTGACATGGTTCCATACGGTGAACCTCAATTGCTTCATTTTGGTCACAATGAAGTTCATCTAGAAGGATGGACAGTATTACAATTTATCGAAACATCAAATATTCTAGCACACTTTAATGATCATACTGGAGAAGGCTATATTGATGTCTTCTCGTGTAAAGAATTTGATATTGATATGGCTGTACAAACTGTAGATGAATTTTTTGCACCAAAAAAGATTCGTAAGACATTTATTACACGTCAAGCTGATTAAAAATGATTTTCAAATTCGATAAACATCAAATAAAAGATATAATCGATGTTTATATGGGTGCTATTGAAAGAATTTCATATCCTAATATATTTAGAGCTTATTGGGATAAAGAAGATTTTATTATAGAAGTGTTTCATAAGATAAATACTTCAGAGGAGTCATAATGCCAATTTATACATTCCGAAATAATAATACTAATGAAGAATGGGATGACTTTATGTCTATTTCATCGGCAGATGATTTTCTAGAACAAAATCCGCATATTGAAAAAGTGCCAGTTGCTATTAATTTCGTTGGCGGAACAGGTGATCGTATTAAGCCAGATTCTGGTATGAAAGACGTCTTCTCAAGAATAGCAGAAGCTAATCCTACGACTCCAATAGCAGAAAGATACGGATCAAAAGGAATCAAAGAAACCAAGACCCGCGAAGCTATGAATAAAATTCGCACAAAATTGGGTGGGTCGATGGTATAATATTATGTGTGGGTGAGACTATAACTCAAACTTAAAGGAAACCCATGGCTACTAATAGACCTTCTAGAAGAGAGCGTAGACTTAATAAACAATCAGAAAATAGACAGGAAGAACAATATCAAAGCAATTTCAAATTAGTCGATATATCACCTAAAACAGATAATCAAAGATTGGCATTTGAATTATACGATAAACAACAAAATTTACTATTACATGGTGTACCAGGTAGTGGTAAAAGCTTTATTAGCTTATTCCTAGCATTAGAAGATGTTTTTTCTCGCAATTCTCCATATGAGAAGGTATTCATTATTAGAAGCGCTCAAGCATCAAAAGGTATTGGATTTTTACCTGGAACAGCTAAGCAAAAAATGGAAGTATTTGAAGCACCATATATTTCAATATGCTCTAAACTCTTTAATCGTGGAGATGCTTATTCTATTTTAAAACAAAAAGGATTGATAGAATTTGAATCTACTTCATTCCTTCGTGGTACAACTATAGATAATGCAGTCATCATTCTAGATGAGATTCAGAATCTTTCTTTTCAAGAACAAAAGACAGTCCTAACACGTATTGGACAAGATTCAAGACTCATCATGTGCGGTGACTTAAATCAAGATGATCTTACTAGCGAACGCTACAATGAAGAGTCTGGATTAAAGAAAATGATGAAAATTTTAAATAAGATTCCATCAGTTTCCACTGTAGAATTCTCAGTGGAAGATATTGTTCGTTCCGGCTTTGTTCGTGAATTTGTATTGGCAGAACTAGATTCTTGGGGATATTTTAATCGTGATACAACAGCAGTTCGTCCATTACAACAAACCCCTACTTTCTCTCAATAGAGAAGACACTGACGCTGGGCGTTTCTATGTCCTACCAAATGGAAATAGAATGCCCAGCGTTACCAGTGTATTAGGCTGGCAAAAAAAAGATAGTCTAATAGAATGGCGTAAAAAGGTTGGTGAAGAAAAAGCTAATGAGATATCAACTAAAGCATCTAAACGTGGAACAAAACTTCATAATTTAATTGAAGATTATCTTAATAATAAAGAAATAGATTTTAAACAATTAGATATTGGAACTATAGATCTATTTAAATCTATTAAAACGGTTTTAGATGAAATTGAAGAAATTTATGGAATCGAAACTCCTCTATTTTCAGAATATTTAGGCGTAGCTGGTACATGTGATTGCATAGCTAAATTTCGAAATAAACGATATATATTAGATTGGAAGACTTCAAATAGACCGAAAAAAGAAGAATGGATTGATAATTATTTTATGCAAACTGCATGCTATGCAGTAATGTATGAAGAAATGACAGGTATTCCAATTTCTAATCTTGGAATATTAATAGCCGTAGATAATGATAGTTGTCAATTCTTTCAAAAGAAAAGAGATGAATGGATTGATAAAGCTATAAATATTATCAATAGTTATTACGATTATCACGGATTAAAAAGATATGGAAGATCAATCTGAAAAATATATCAAAAAATATCTGATAGCGTATATAAATCCTAATACCAAAGAAACTGAAATAATTAATTTGCATAGCACAACTTTAAGAGATGCTATGACTATATCTAGTTGTATGTTTGGTAAATTTGGACCAAAGCATCTTTTTTATAAAAAAGTTCAAATAGAATAATAGGAGATATTATGTCTAATTTTTTTACAGAAGTTATTATGAAGAGTCCACTATTACATACAACTAATAGAGTTAATGATCTTAATATGTTGGCTCCAACCTTTAGAACTAAGGTAGAAGCTTTATTGGCAGAATCTGAAAAAAATAATATGCCTCTAATGGTTTTAGAAACTTTTAGAAGTCGCGAAAGACAATTGCAATTATATGAAGCAAAAGCCACAAAACTAAAAACCGTTGGTGTACATTTTTATGGTTTAGCTGCAGATATTGTCAAATGTGTCAATGGAGAACCTTCTTTCAAAGGAGATTTTTCTTTCCTTGGTAAATTAGCTAAGGAGCACGGGCTTATATGGGGAGGTGACTGGGGTGAACCAGATAAACCACATTCATTTAGAGATATGGACCATGTTCAACTTATTTCTGTAGCCGATCAACATAAATTATTTGCAGGAACATGGTATCCTAGTTGACATTAATTAAAGATATGATATAATATGATTATACATGAGGAGCATAAAATGAAACCAGAATTAGTTTTTGCCGATCGAAATGAAATGATTGAATTTTTATCATCTTGTCGGTATGATGATTATGTGACATATTTTGATCCAATTAGAGGATGGATTGTGAATCTCAATGAACGATATGGAAGTAATGAACATTTTGTCGAAGATGGCCAAGGCATCTGAACCTTTCGCGAAGGTCCGGCTGGCCGCCGGACTCGTATATAAAAATGATATCATTGCTATTGGAACTAATAGAAATAAATCTCATCCTTTTCAAAAAAAATATGCCTCTAATTCAGAGGCTATATTTTTGCATGCAGAAACAGATGCCATCTATAATGCTATTAAAAAATATAATGTAGATGTACTTTCAAAGTCTACTATGTATGTATGCCGTATTAAGTGGAAAGATGAAAAAAAGAATCAACTTATATTTGGTCTAGCTAAACCATGTGTTGGTTGTCAAAGAGCTATTGCTACATTTAATATCAAGCATGTGTGTTATTCTTTGGATGAAGAAGGAATCGATTATCTATGAAATTGAAAACTTCAAAATTTTCATCATATACTAAGCATGGTGCTAATTGGCATTGTAAATGGCTTAGAGATACATTTAAATGGAATATTATCGAGTATCCAGAATACGATCAAAAAAAACAAAAGTGGTTTTATATTTTAGAATATAATGAAGATGATATGACTAATTCTTATGCAATAAGACAAGAAATAGAATTAGAAAAAGCTCATCAAAGAAAACTTGAAGTTAAACCTGAAATAGTGATTCCTAAAAAAGTAAAAAAGAATAAAAAATCTATTTGACATTTTTTATAAAATGTAATATTATTGATTATAATCAAAGGATATATTATGACACAACCAACTAATAAAATTACTCAATTATTAGATAGTCCAGAATGGCAAGAATTGACTCGTTTACAAATGGAATGGGAAGAAGAATATAATCGTGAGCAAGATGAAAAATGGAATGCTTTAGATTATGATACAAAGCTTTCAATGTTTTATTCTGTAGTTAAGCGAATTGTTAAAGGTGAGCTTAAAGATTGCGGTTCTTATCGCACAGTATTATATGATACTTTTGGTTTTGATAAAGATGCCTATGGTATTGGAATGCTGTGTGGATATATGGAATTGCATAATGCCATATACAATCAAGACGAATTTAAAGCACACGTTGAATATCTAATTAAAAAGAAAAATCAACATCCTGAAAATCTTATTTTTGATGAACGACCAGTAACTGAGTTTAGTGCTGGATTTGCTATGGAGAAAAAGAATGACTAAATATTTAGTTGAAACTATTGCTATTTTTCGTCATCGATACGTTGTTGAATCACAAGAAGAATCTCATGCTTTAGATGAAGTTATCATGAATATTTCAGGAGATTATAATGATGGTTGGCGTGAATTTTCACAAAAGTTTATTGATGAACACATTGTTTCATCGCGGCCATTGACAGAAAAAGAATATTATGATATTTTTGATAATGACAATGCGTATCTAAAATCTTTCTCAAAAGATCAAAAATTAGAATTTATTAATGTAATCAAATATGATTCAGAAAACACTTAAGAGAATTTGGTGCACAATATTTCACTACAATCATTATAAAACTGTTGCATTATACAATAGATGTTTTAAAATGAAATGCACCAAATGTCAGTGTGAACATTTAATTGATGGATGACCATGAATATCTTTTATGTTGATCAAGACCCAATTATTGCGGCAAGAAATTTAGTTGACAAGCATGTGGTTAAAATGATTCTAGAAAGTGCTCAATTACTTTCTACAGCTCATCGTGTTATTGATGGTGCACCTATTGAAGTAACAGTAAAACATCCAGATACTGGAAAGCTTCGTAAAAAGAAAGTTTGGGTGCTTGGTGATAGCCGTAATGATATCATCTATAGCGCAACACATATTAATCACCCAAGTGCAATTTGGTGTCGTAAGTCTGTTGAAAATTATAATTGGCTAGTTGAGCATTTTTATGCTCTTATGGATGAATATACATATCGCTATGGTAAGATTCACAAGACATCTAAAATTGCTTATTATATTCAATCACCTCCATATAATTTACGAGAATGGGATATGACTAAGATGCCATGTGCAATGGCTGATGAATATATTATTTCTGATGACTCTATAACAAATTATCGTAACTATTACAAAACCGGTAAGCAACATCTACATGCATGGACTAAAAGAAATCCTCCTGATTGGATTTGATATAAATAAATAGAAAATCTTCTATTATATCAAGGAATACTATGCTTAAATTTATTTCATATATTGTTGAAGCTTCTGATGTTGGTGGTATTCAACATATTGAGCATCCATCAGATCGTACCTTTGATGGTTCAGATGCAGCTCATCATGCAATAAACACACTTAAGGGTGCAGCTGAAGGTTCTACTCCAATTACTCGCAAGATTGATGATAAGATGTCTTATCAAACTATGCGTGATGAGAATGGTAAAGTTGGAGTAAAATATAAAGGTGCAGGTTCACACTATAATTTTAGTCCAGAAGATATTGATAAACAACATGGCCATAAACCATATCTTGCTCATCCTCTAAAACTTCTTCTAGAGCATCTTCCAAAAATACTTCCTAAAAGAGAAGGTGAATGGCAAGGTGGATATATGAGTGATCCATCGACCAGAACAATTTCTGGAGGAAGAATAAGTCATACACCAAATACAATTGAATATTCTGTACCAACTGATACTGAAGAAGGTAAAAAGCTTCAAAGATCTAAAGTTAGTACAGTTATTCATTCAGAACTTACAGGTCCGAATCGGGAAGCACATCCGGTTACGGACCTTTCTGAATTTAGACAGCATCCTGATGTTCATCAGGTTAGTCATTTAGTATCTCATGATGAACAACATAGTATCGATCCAGTGATGAAACGTCAAGCTATGACTCATTTGAATCAGGCACAAAAACTTTTACAAAATCATACGCATGATCATCATGCTGGTCATGAACAAACTCTACGTCAATATATAAATTCTACAGTATCTTCTGGTGAAACTCCATCAACAGAAGGATATAAACAAAAATTAACAGAAATTCATAATAAAAAAATTGATGCAGTAAAAACAAAAAAAACAAAAGATACTAAAACTGCTGAAAAAGATGCTACTTTAGCTCATGTAGATAAACACAAAAAGGTTTTTGATAAATCTTTTAAGATTCATGGCCATGTTCAAGAAGCTACCAATTTACTTTCTAGAGCTTTAGCCAAAACTGCCCATGGTGGATATGGTCATGCTATTAATGGAGAAGAAACGGGCCCAGAAGGATTTGTGGCGGGTGGTTTAAAGATTGTAGATCGCAAAGGATTTTCAGCGGCAAATAGGGCCCGATCAGCTGTGCTTAGAGCATCAAAAACATTAGGAGCTAAAGTCTAATGGGAAATTTTCTTGATAAAATTATGAAACGCATTAATGTTGCTAAGGGTCAAAGTAACGTAATCGTGAATGGCAGGACAATGACCGGCGGCCGGCCAAATCAAGTTTTGATTAATCCTGATATTCAAATGAAAACTGAAAGCTTTACAAAATTTATATCACATATTCATGAAGAAAATGAAAAAGGCGAATATTCTAATCAGTTTATGAAATCAAGAGCTGGAACTGATGATGCTGAACGACATGTAAAAAATTATTTAAATCATACTGTCGATACAGTTATGATAGGTAAAAATCATCAAGATATTCCTGAAAATACAGAAGTAGAACTTAAAGGCACTAAAATTATTGATGGCGTTCATCATGCTATTGTTGATCATAAAGGAAATACTCATACTATTCCAATCAATAAATTAAGAAAACCTAAAAAGTCTAATAAAGGATTTGCATATGAAGCTAAAGTTTATAAAACTTTAGAAGATGATAATATGACACCGCAAGGTGCATCCGCCGCTGGATTTACCGGAGGTAATGATTTTGCGCTTGTCAATAAAAGAAAAAAAACAATACATGAAGGTGAAGCAGAACCAGATTTATATCAGGGTGAAGCTAAAAACAGTACTAAAGCTGCATTTGGACAACTTACGCTACACCATGATCCAGAAAAAGGTGGATGGCATATTCCTGATGAAGTTAGAAAGAAGCATCCAGAATTTGCTCAATCAATAGAAAATGGGCGCCATGAGAGTGGAAAATCTCTTTTAGATCATATCAATGAAACTGTTCCTCCTCCTATTAGAGGCACAAGATCGTTGAGCGGAGATAGAAATATTTATAGTCAAGAAACAGATTTATCTCCCATGCACGCCTATTTGAAAGATCATCATGTAGATATACTTCATGTTGGAACACATGGAACATATAGAGCAGGATTATCCCAAGAAAAAGATAGAACAGGAACTAATCTTCCTCCTGCAACTGGAATGGGGCGTTTTCGTGTTAGAGGAAAACATTCATCTGGAAATTTGACTGTACAGTTTTCTCCAACACAATTAAATTCATCTAATGTCAACATTGAAAATCCAGAAAATAGAATGTCTATAAAAAAAGCCTTAGGACATAATATTGATCAAATAACTACTCCTCCTGCTACTGCTCCTACAAAATGGGCAGAATCTGTTGATCTGACAAATATACATAGAAGACATCATGTATTATTTTTTGGTCGAGTTAATCCTCCACATGCTGGACATGAAGCTGCGTATAATTTAGTCAAAAAGCTTGGTAAAAAATATAATGGTACTTCAAGTATGATCTTATCTAGAACTCAAGATAATAAAAAGAATCCATTATCTCCAGAACAAAAAGAAGAACACGCTAAAAAAGCTTTTCCAGATGTAGTTACACAAGTAGCAGATAAAGAACATCCGACTCTATTACATCAATTATCAAAGCTTCATGAAAATGGTGTTACCGATTTGCACATGGTTGCAGGATCAGATCGTATTCCTGAATATCAAAAATTAATTAATAATTATAATGGACAAACTGGACCACATGGTTATTATAATTTTAAATCCATAAATCTTCATTCTGCCGGTGAAAGAGATCCAGATTCTGAAGGTGTAACAGGAGTATCAGCTTCAAGCCAAAGACTTCATGCACAAAATGGCAAATATGATAAATTTGCTTCTGGTGCACCAAGTACTATGAAACCAAATGATGTAAAAAAACTATATGATGATGTTCGTTCCGGATTAGCTCCGCCAAAACCATCTAGAGAAAAACCTTGCGATAAATGTGGTCGTGTTGGTTGTAAAGTACATAAGGATTAATCATGGAATCTTCAAGTCATCCATTATCTTCTAGAACTTCTACAGGCAGTACGAGTATTCCTAAATCTAATAAATCTATAAAAACCGGATTTAGAACAGGTAATTCTCCAGGATTTAAAAGTAAAAAAGAAGTTTCAAGTCCAGCTGTAGCTGTAGCTTATCAAAAAGCTTCAATTAAAAAAGCTTCAGATGCTGCTAAAAATAGTGCTAAGATTGTTAAATTAGCCGCTAAATCAGTTCAAAATTCAGCCAAAAAAGCTGCTGAAGCAGCAACTAAAAGAGCAGCACTTACAGCAGCACAAAATAAAAAAGAAATTCATTCTGGTGAATTACATACACAAAGTATGCAATACGCAAATTCTTCTAGAACTCGTCCTGCACAACCACACAATCCTCAAAACGCTGGATCAAAAAGCCAATTCGAAGAAGTTACACCAAAAAAATATAAAAAAGCACCAAATCTTAAGGATAAACAAATCATGGGAATGAATGCTACTTTTGGTAATACCAAAGGCTCCGGAGCTGGTGATACAACTCAAGTAACTTCTAATCCATATGAATCTACTCAATATAATATTCCTTTTGATAGAAAAGATTCAGAAGGTAAGCCTATTGGATATGATAAAACTGTAGATTCAAAAGATACCAAAAAACAGCTTAATCGTCGTAAAGCTATGAAAATTGTTAAAGCTTATGTAAATGAAGAAGGTATTGGCGGAGAAGGAACTTCTGGAGGTTGGGGTGGTGCTGATTTAGTAGATGGTGGCCGACAAGACGGTGGAAAAAATTATACTCTAGCAAAAAATCCTGAATCTAAAAATTATAAATTAAAAAAGAAATTTAAACAAGTTAGAGAAAGTGGATTTACTGAACCTACTGGTGCCGGTGATACTGGTGGTGGTGCTGGAGATGGATTTCCAGTAGATGACAAAATGGATAATCTAATAACAGTTCCAGAAAAATTAAAGAAAAAGAAAAAAATTGAAGAATTTTCAGTACCCGAAGGCACTACCGGCAAAAGAAAAAAAGTATTCTCAGCAATGATTCCTATTCGTATGGCTGATGGCACTATTAAAAAGTTGCCACCTGGTAAAAGTGGGAGTTCAGGGCACTAATGAATGAAAAAGAACAGAAACTTCTTGATAGTTGGTCTAAACTACTGGGCAATCCTGAAGTTTCTGAGTCAACACTAAAAAAAATTGAAATTGATGTAGCTAAAAAAGAACGTGAAAAACGTATACTAGAAAGTTTTGAAAATACTCTTTTAGGTATCAAACCAATCAAAGATGTTAAAATAGAACCTATTACAATAGTTGAAGAAGAAATTATTGATGAATCTTTTGTAAATGCTAGAAATGATACGACTAGGCAAATAACACAGTCCGTAAATACTCCTATTGAAAAACAGCCTCAACTTCCAGATGATTTTGTTAATAAATCTGTACAAGCAATATCAAAAGCTGTAAATAAAATTCCTCAAGATACATTACCAAAGTCAGAAGAAATACCTTCTGCTATGCGTAAAGAAATGGATCTTTTAAAAAAATCTGTTTTGGATTTACACCAATTTGCTTCACGCATTTCACAAATGGGTGGAGGTGGAGCCGGTTCTGTAGATGAATTATATTTTAGAACAATTAGTGTTACAGGAAATTATACAGGCACTAATAAAGATTATTATATTGGAGTAAATTCATCTATACCTTGTACTATAACTTTACCTAAGGGTAATAAATCAGGTAGACAAGTTATTATAAAAGATGAAAGCGGAGCTTGCGCTACAAACAATATTACAATAATTACACAAGGTACTGATACAATAGATAATAATACATCTGCTATCATGGCCATAAATAATATGTCACTTACATTTATATATCGAAATGGTTGGAGAATTATATAATGGCATATACTTTTAGTACTTTTAGTAATGTTAGCTTTATATATAATAGTAATGGCACACCATTTTCAAATAGTACCGCATTACCTGTTTATGTTAATAATGCAATAACTATATCAGGAAATATTGCTGGTATAACTTCCAATGTTTATATACAACCTACATCTACAGCTAATTTGGCTATCAATAATTTACCAGCAACTCAAAACGTACAAGTTCTTTCAAATACAACAAATTATGTTTATACTCAATTTGCACCTACATGGTCTCTAGATGCACTTAACAAAGTAAGAACCTCAGCTACATTAAATCAAGATTGGTTTGTTCCTGTAGTTGATGATGATACATCATTTAGATGGTCACAAGCAACTTCAGGAACAGGATCAGGTAGTCAATTCATTGCCAACACAAATGAAATTCAAATCACTAGTGGAACTTCTGCTTCAGGTTATGTATACAGACAAACTTATTCCAGATTTAAGATCATTCCTGGAACATCACACGCTGTATATACTACAGTAAACTGGGAAGCTAATACAACTACTGAATCTGGTGTAACTAGAAGAACTGGTATATTTGATCAAAACAATGGAATCTTTTGGGAACAGGGTGGTGTATCAGCTAATACATTAGCTATAGTTGTTAGAAGAACACAGGCTAATGGTAATATTACCGAAGATAGAATATATGCTAATAATTTTAATACAGATAAATTAGATGGAACTGGTCCATCAGGATTTAATATTTTTTCTTCTGGATTTACAAAATATTATACTTTTTGGTTTGATTTTATTGGAGGTAGAACAGGTCGTATACGTTTTGGTATGGGTACATCTATTGGTCCTCAAATTTGTCACGTACAGAGTTACACAGGTGCTATTAATTCAACTGTTCCTTTTATAGCTGATAATAGCTTACCTCTACGTCGTGAAATATTCAACGGATCTTCAGGATCATTTACAACTACTGCGCCAACATATAATATGTCAGGTATTTCTTTTCAGGCAGAAGCACCTTCAGCATTCAATCCTTCGCCAACAACTGGTTACAATGCTAACGGATACGTACCCAGCACAACAACATTGACTCCAATTATGTCTATTGGATTAAGATCAGGCGCTCCATTTAATGGGTCTGATATTTCTCCTGGGGAATTTAACCTTGTTGATATTAACAATCAGGGCAAAAACGCAACTGCTGCTACCTTCTTATACACAGTAGTATATAATGCCAACGTAAATGGAGCAGCTATATACTCAAACACTTCAGCTAGCGTTAATGCAAATACTGGTAGATCATCTCAAATATGGGCTTGGCCAAATACGGCAACAGTAACAAATGGAATAACTTTATTGTCGGGCATCACCCAATCAGGTGGTACAAGTGTTGCTTTTGACGGATTATCACAAACTTATAATATTGGCTCTGATATTAACGGGTATCCTGCTACACTTACCTTATGTCTAAAACAATTAGCTGCTGGTGGTTCGACAGCAAACGTAGTCGCATCTTGGAACTTTGTTGAGCAATTATAATGAAAAATTTTACGTCTTTTGTTGAAGAAAAAGTAAAACTAGTTCAAGAGCATTTGCGTTATAGTAAAACAGATCTTGAACCTATTATGAGCAAAGAAACTTTAGATTATCATTTTGATGGATTAGCATCAAAATATGTTGAACGTTATAATACAGGTGAAGGTGATCCTGATTTTAATTTTGGTGGAGCTATTTTACACAATTTATATTTTGCACAGTTTTGTGAACCAAATAAATCTAATTTTACAGGAACTGCTAAAGCTAAAATAGAAGATAAATTTGGTTCTCTTAGTAAAATGCAAGATGCTATTGAAGAACAAGCTATGAAGATTCAAGGTTCAGGCTGGATTTATCTTAATGATAATTGTGAAATTAACATTATTCATAATCATGAATATCATTCAAATATGAAAATAATGTTACTTATTGATTGGTGGGAACATGCTTGGGCTTTAGATTATCAGGCTAATAAAAAAGAATATTTAAAAAATATCTATAAAATAATAGATTGGTCAATAATAAGTTCTAGATTTATTTCTGTATTAAAAGAAGATGCTCCTCCACAAAATATTTTAAAAAATCCAAGTATGATGCATAATAATAAACTTGAAGCATATGCTGCTGCTAAAAAAATGGCATCTCAACAAGCAAATCCAAATGATAGAGCTTATATTTTAACTTATAAATATTATAAACATTCAAATACTAAACAATTTATTGTTGTATATAATAGAAGTTTATTAAGCCAAGCACCAAATTGGCAAGAACTTGGATATAAAATAATCGGATGGGTCTCACAAAATGATGGTTCGGTTATTCTTACACCTAGTGGAAAATATATAAAAGGAGATCCTAATGAGCAAACTGACTGATGCATTAAAAGTAGTATTAGCTGATACATTTGCATTTTATTTAAAAATTCATAATTATCATTGGAATGTCACCGGTCCAGATTTTTATGAATATCATATTTTCTTTGAAAAACTTTATACTGAAGTTTTTGAAGCGGTTGATTCAGTAGCCGAGCATATTAGATCTTTAGATGAATATGCACCAGGTTCATTAAGTAGATTTTCTGAATTGACAACTATAGCTGATGCCAAGACTGTCCCAGAAGGATTAAATATGGCTAAACAGCTATTAAATGATAATGCAAAGGTCATTGAATCTTTGAAAAATGCTTATCTTATTGCAGAAGAAATGCAAGAAATTGGAGTTAGTAATTTCTTACAAGATAGAACAGATATTCATAAGAAACATGCATGGATGCTTAGAGCAACTATCAAAGACAGAATTTAATAAATAAGAAGAAGTATTTTTTAGGAGATTTCAATGAAAGTTTATCACGAAGAATTTGGTGAAGGCCAAATCATCAATTCCACAGAAGTATTAGACGAAGCTGGTAATATTCTATATGTAGATGTTATGTTCGAGCATGGCGTTGAATTAAGTGTAAGTTCTGAAGAGCTTTCAGAACTTTCTAAAGAATTTTATGCAGCAGCCGCTAATCATGATGCAAAGCATAAACAAAATCTTTATGGAACAAAAATGACAAAGGCTGGTGCAAAACCTGCTAAATTACAATTTCATAAAATTCCAGAAACACAAAAAGAAGAAGCCATTTCTGAAAAGCTAACAAAAGATATGTCTGCTGCTGATGTCATCGATGACTTTGTTCATTCAGATGATCCTAAGTTTAAAGGCAAATCAAAAGAAGAACGTAAGAAAATGGCTCTAGGTGCTTATTATTCAATGCATCCAGAACTAAAGAAAGAAGAAGTAGAACTTGAAGAAGATGTATATCCTCTTTGGGGAATGGGAATTAATAAGTTCCGTTCTTTTATTGAAGAAGAAGATACTCCAGTAAAGCGTGGTCGTGGGCGTCCTATGGGTTCAAAATCTTTTGGTGCTGCTAAAAGAGCCGGAATGTCATCTACTGAAGCAGGTGGTCCATCAGAACCTCCATCATTTACAGATCAGCTTTTAAAAGCTGCCGATAATAGAGATGGTGGTCATGTAAAATTTGATAATGGAAAAACTCATCATATTCCTCGTCCACATGCTATTGCTGCTATTCATCATTTAGGTAAGCCAGAAAAGCCAGCCGAAAAAGAAGAAATGCGATCGCATATGGGTGCTTCTAAAGAAAATTTTGATTCTATAAGAACTAGTGGTGGTAAGATTCCATCAAAAGCTCCAGCATATGATCCTGATGCAAGAATTAAAGCTAGAACAAAAAGCATTGTTGGTGAAGGAAAAGAACTTTCAGCTAAACAAAAGAAAATTGCTGCATTAGCTCCTCCAGCAGATGAAATCGATGCTAAAGATTTAGAAATTCTACGCAATAAAAAGAAAGCTATGAAAGAAGAAACTGAATCAAAAACTTCAGTATATACAGAAGCTAATCGATATCGCGCAGTAGAATCAGCTGTTCGTGAAATCATGTCTAAAAATCATGATATTCGAGCAGAAGCTAAAGAGGCTGAATGGAAGCGCAATAATCCAGGTTTGGTTAAGGACTAATACGTGCCAGTTGTAGCACATAATATTGTTATATTAAATAGTCAGGAAGCGGTACCTAAGATAAAGCACGATGAATCTGTGCATCTGAAAGTATCCGCTCCTCCTGTTGTAAATATTGCTACTGATGTAGCTGTCATGCATAATCCAGATGTTGTTTTGAAACCATCTGAATATGTTTCTCAGATGTTTCGTATAAATAAATAAAATAATCATTCTTTAAGGAGATAAGAAATGCCATTATGGAGAAGCACTGACAGCGCAAATGGTGCACCAAAATTTCTAGGTGTACTTGCTAAGGATAAGTCCTATGCGCAGGTTGCAAACGTAGTAACTACCGGTACTTTTACACAAGGTAGTAATGTCATTAGTTCATTGGCAACTACTACAGGCGTCAATATCAATCAATTAATTAGTTCAAGCACAGTTTTAGCTAACGTATCACCTGGTGCTATTGTTACTGCTGTAATCAATTCAAGTGCAGTTCAAATGTCTCAAACATTTGCTGGCACAACTGCTACTGGTGCTGCAGTTACTTTCCAAAATGATGGAGTCAGAGGATATAATCTTTATCAAAATACAACTCCTGGCGCATTTATTAATAATATGACAGTTGGACTTTGGAATCTTTTAAATATTCCAAATTATGTTACAATTACTGCAAATACTATTTCTGGCAATAACATTCTAACTAATCCAACTGCCGGATTTTCAAATACTCAAACAGGAGCAGTTACTCAAAGTAATAATATAATGATTGTTACTTCAACTGCAAATATTATTCCCGGTCAAGCCATCTATTCAACTGCCGCAAATACTACTGGTGGTTCACCCGTTTGGGCAAATAACGTAGCTGTTGCTAATGTTATTAATTCTACTGCAGTTCTATTATCTGCACCATCAACATTAACCAATGCTGCAGCATCATTCTACTTCTCAAATATTGCTCCAGGAATGATTGCAGCTGGTAATAATTTACCAGCTTTATCTTCAAATACTGGAACATATTCAACTGCAGTTACTACAATTACTGGTACAATTTCAAATGGTACTATTGGATCAAATGGTAATATTCTAAATGTTACAGCTTTTACTGGTCCTCCTCTTGGCATTGGTCAAGAGTTATTGGCCAATTCCACACTTGCAATTGCTAATGGAACATATGTTGTTTCTTCAACTGCAACAAATGGTATTGGTAACTATGTATTGAGCTCAAATTCAATCTCTAATGGTGCATCTGGTGCTGCTATTTCAATGTCTACAGTAATTCCAAAAGTGGTTTCAGTTAATGCTACAGCAATTGTTCTTTCTGCAAATGCTTATGCTATTGGTTCTGCTACCGGTAATACTGTAACATTCTCAACATATGAAATGACGGCTTCAAATGTTGGTGCTACATCTGCAGGTTGGGTTGAAGTAAAATATGGCACAGGTCCAGTAGCTAGCTTTGGTGTTAATAGCACAGCTACTTCTGGATATTCAAATGGTGAAACTGTAATCGTTTCTGGTGGTACTGCCAATGCTCTTGGAGTCATCACTACAAATACAGGTTCTGGTCAAGTTGGTGCAAATATCGCATCAATTGCAGTAGCATATCCTGGTTCTGGATTTACAAACTCATCTTCATTAACCTATACATATCAACATCAACTTCATCTAGCTAACGTTACAATTTCTGGTTCACCTACTGGAGCGTTTGCTAATGGCGATACTATCAATGTAACTTGTACATATCCACTAGCAAACGTAACCGGCTATATTACTGGAACTATTCTAATTGTTACCAATAATCAGACTGGAACGTTATCTGTTGGAAATATTCTTAAAGGTGGTGCTACATTTACTGCCAATCTAATCAATGGAAATAATCAGCTAACTAATCTATCTTCAAATGCTGGTATTATTCCTGGTCAGCTTATCACATCAACAACTTCAGGTATTGCTACTGGAACAGTAGTTACTTCAGTTAATTCTACTGTCGTAGTTATGTCTTCACCTTTTACAGGAACAAATACTACTAGTGCATCAGTAACAACAGCTATTGCATCAAATACACAGATTCTTTCACAGCTAAGTGGCTCATCTGGAGGTAATGGTACATATGCACTATCAACCTCTCAGTTTGTTGCTAATTCTGCTAACGTATTCAATAATTTTGTGTCTACTGGACAAATTGTTGCAGCTGTTGCTACAGTAGTTAACTCAGCCGCAGCAGTTGCAAATAACTTAGTCAATGTATCTTCAGTAGGATTGTTTACATCTGGCTTAACTGCAGCAAATCTAGTATTCACTTATTCAAATACTGGTGGTGGTACATATACTACTGGTTATACTTTTGGTGGATCATTTGCTACTGTCAGTTCTGGTGCTTCTGCAAATGCCGTCCTTGGTGGCCGCGCAAATCGCGTAACTTCAGAAACTATTGTTGCTCTAACTGGTACAAGTCCATATGTAACTGAAAACGCAGCAGATAATAATACTATACCTAATTCATAATTTTATTAAGAGGTTAATTCATGTCTAATGGTCCTAAAAAGATTACTGAACTTCCCACTGCTGGGTCATTTGCAAATACGGACCTATTAGTACTTGTTGGAAATACAGGAGCAACACCGACGACGTATTCTATTACTCCGGCGGTGTTGCTTTCTGGAACTTCTGGATATACTGCAAATAATACAAATTATGTTGGTAGTGTAACCGCCTCAAATGTAGTTTCTAATGCACAATTATCTGCTAATCTAGCAAATTATGCTTTATTAAGTGGAGCTGCATTTACAAATACTGTTTCTATTAGCAATACACTTTCTGTTGGAAATACATCAGCAAATGTATTCATTGGTTATAATTCAACAGATTTAACCATTGCTGAATTTGCTGGTACTTCTAATAATTATCAAGCCATTTTTATTAGAAATGCTAACTCTGGTACTCAATCATCAGCAGATTTAACAATATATAATGATTCATTTTCTACTACTGTAGATAAGTGGATTGATATGGGTATTGTAAGTTCTAATTGGTCAAATTCCACATGGACTATTGGTAATGCAAATGATGCTTATGTATATACTGGCAATAGTAATCTAAGCATTGGTGCTAACGGTGCAAATTATATAAACTTTTTTACCGGCGGTACACTTATTACTAATGAAAGAATGCGAATTGATGCTACTGGAAATGTTAATATTGGAAATCAATCCAGTGGAGCAGCATCTCTTACTGTTGGAAATACAGTAACAAATGTTGTAATTAATTCTACATCAGTTTCAATTGGTTCTGCTACTGCTGCTGCCAATGGATTTGTTAATCTTCCAAATGGATTAAAGATGAATTGGGGATGGGTATCTTCAAATAGTAGTGTAGGTGCTGTAACATTTACTTCACCATTTACAATAAATGCATTTTCAATTACTGCTACAAGTAATACTGCTGTAGCAACATATGGCGCTGCAGTAACTGCATGGACAAAGAATGGTGCTACTATTTTGACTGCAAATATTGCATCTACCAATGTATTCTGGCTAGCCATTGGCCAATAACGATTAATTTAAATGTATGAAAAATTAGACGAAACCAATTTTTTACTTTATGCTGCTAGAAATTATGAAAATCCTCAATGTTATGATACATTAGAATTTTATGATGATCTAAAAAGATT